ATGTCTCATACAATCCGTGATAAACAGAAACTGAAAGCGCGTGCCAGTAAGATTCAGGGCCAGGTCGTGGCGCTCAAGAAAATGCTCGACGAACCGCATGAATGCGCTGCAGTTTTACAACAGATTGCTGCTATCCGTGGCGCGGTAAACGGTCTGATGCGGGAAGTGATTAAAGGCCATCTGACGGAACACATCGTTCACCAGGGGGATGAGCTAAAACGAGAAGAAGATCTGGATGTCGTTCTGAAGGTGCTGGATTCTTATATCAAATAATTTCACAACGTTATTGTAATACCGCCGTTTTTCCCCGTTTACAACGCGTGCGCTGGACATTACCATCCTCCTCTGCGATTTATTATCGCAACCAAACGACTCGGGGTGCCCTTCTTTGTGAAGGCTGAGAAATACCCGTATTTTCTCATTTAGTGTTTTTTGTAGTTCTGGGATGTTCGTGATTGTTTGTGTATATGTTTGATATACAATGATTTAATTGGCTTTCTCGTTTGTTGCTGTTCGTTGTTGTTTGCCGAGTTTCAGCGAAATGTGTGGTCAGTTGTGTGGTCAGTTTTTTGAGGCTGGAGGACTGAAAAGAGGATCTGATAGTGGGAAAAGCACTAAACAAACTGAGCGATTCAACGTTAAAAAAATTGGTGGCTGTCCAGGCAGAAAAAGAACGTTTTTACTCCGACGGGGGCGGGCTGGAGATTAAACACTCAAAGGGAGGTAAATTAACCTGGTATTTCCGGTACCGAACGGGAGGCCGTGAGGTTGCCGCAGAGCGGTTAAAGCTGGGGGCTTACCCGGAATTGTCGCTGAAATCTGCAAGGGAAAAGCGAACACAGTGCCGGGCATGGCTGGCTGAGGGTAAAAACCCTCGGTATGAGTTGTGCGCCACAGTACAGGAAGCACTAAAACCCGTTACGGTGAAGGAAGCGATTAACTACTGGCTGGAGGAATACGCGAAGGATAACCGCAAAGATTACATAAAGCTGGTGCAGCGTATGGATAAGCACATCATTTGCCATATCGGGGCAATTCCCCTTGATAAGTGTGATACAAGGCAGTGGATCGCATGTTTTGACCGCGTACGAAAAAAAGCACCAGTAGCAGCGGGCCATGTCATGCAGACATGCAAACAGGCGCTAAAGTTTTGCCGCAGGCGGCGCTACGCGTTTAGCAACGCCCTGGACGATTTGATCGTTACTGATGTGGGTAAGAGAGCAGAAATCCGCGAGAGAGTGCACAGCAACAGCGAACTAAAAGAAATTCTACGCGCTATTGATGGTGATGTGTTCGCTCCCTATTACAGTGCGTTAATGCGCTTGTTAATTGTGTTCGGGTGCAGAACGGCAGAGATCAGACTTTCAGAGATCAAAGAATGGGATCTGAAAGAAATGTTGTGGACAGTGCCAAAAGAGCACAGCAAAACGAAGGTAACAATATTCCGACCTATTCCTGATGGTATTTTGCCGTTCATTCAGAAGCTGGTGGAGCAAAACGCACACACTGGGTTATTACTCGGCGAACTGAAAAAAGATACCACGGTGGCGCAATATGGACGAAATGCGCATAAGCGGCTTAAGCAGGAACACTGGACGCTGCATGATTTCCGACACACGTTTACAACTATGCTGAATGATTTAGGTGTCGATCCGCATATCGTGGAGCACATCACAGCGCATCAGATGCCAGGTCAGCAAAAAACCTATAACCATTCACGCTATTTGCAGGCGAAACGGGACGCACTGCATCTATGGGTTGAGCGTCTTGATATGATTGCAGGATATAATGAAAATATTGTGATATTGAGAGGGATACAATGACGAAAAAAGTAAATAGTAAAAAAGATTTACCAAAGTCATTTGATTTAGGCAAATATGATTGCCTAGAAAACTTGTCGGATAAAGATCTATTTCGCCAATTATATTGGCGACAAGATGATTTAACAATGAAACATTCTGAGATGCCTGAATATGGTTTTATGTTTGGTGCTGAATACCCGTTGCATAATAATTATGGGGATCCATTTGGAGAGCTGAAAGAAGACGATTGGTTTTGTGATAAACAAAAAGAATATGACCATAAAGTGCAGCCGAAGTTAATTGAGCTAAGTTATGATGATGGAATTAAACCTGTAACAAGGTTTGATATATCAATGATTAATAAACTGACTGCGGAAAGAGGATATTGGAAGGATAAACCAATCATCATAGATAATGAGATGGTTGGAAGTTTAATATCAGAAGATAATGGGATGTTTTGGGCTGTGATGCGTGAACCAGTGAATCTCCTTTCTGATACATTAGATAATATGCTTGTTTCTGTTGACTTACTACATAACAGAGATGATGAGTTGATTGAAGCGTTTACAAAACTATTACCAAAATGGCGTAGTGAACTTTCAATTGTTGAGCCAGACAAACCAATTGCAGGAAGTTGGGAGAGCATACGACGTAAAATTATTGATTATAAGATAATCCCATTAATTGACTTATTATCTTGGGAGTTGTCTACAGATAGAAAAATTTCATTAGGGGTGCTTGCCGTATCTTTGTATCCTGATGGTGAAAAGGACACCTTTGCTATTGCTCAGACTGTAAAACCCTTCTTAGAAAAAATAATGCGCAGCGATTCTTTAGAAAAAATAAGAAAAATGTTATCTAATGAAAATTAATCATGGAGAACGATAAATTAGAATAAAGTTTATTTTTCCAATATTGCACCAACTGCTATGGTAAATAAGATGCCCTTGTTCGGTTACGTTCGAGGGTGTTTTTATGAATCAAAATACACAATTTCAATCACTAACAGATCGCGTAATTCGTGAAGATGAATGTCGTAAGTTAACAGGCGTCAGCCGTACTACACGCTACGAACTGGAGAAGAAAGGGGGCTTTCCGTCTCGCCGTAATCTTGGGGGGCGTTCTGTAGGCTGGTTGCTTTCCGAAGTTATGGACTGGGTGCAAAGCCGTGACCGCGTTAATTCAGGTAAGGCAGCGTAGGGGGGGAGCTATGACACATAAAACAAAGGCGACCAAGGGCGGTCGCCAGTGGCATAACACTAAACTTGAGCATATCCAGAATACCAGGTTGTTGGCTGGTGGGCAATGCTATCAGTCTGGCTCGATTCGCTGCCATGCCTGCAATGAGCGTATTTTCCTAGAATACTCTTTAAGGTACTTCTCAAGGACAAACGCACATGGTGCGAATCTCTCCGGTTCATGTTCGTTTACCGCATTTTTGCGTTGTTTTTTCTTGGATGAGGATAATTTCTTTAATGATTTGTCAGTCATCGTAGATACCTGTAACCCTGTGCGCCACAGTTCACCGCACCACGGCGCTGGTGATGGTTACTCCTGCTCTTTGGCCTTGCGACGCTGGCGGTATTCAACTTCTCGCTTTAATGCTGCTGTTACAAACTGCCCTGTACTTTCACCAGGCATTTTTACCGCCTCAACATTGTTCATAACTTCATGCGGAACCCTTGCCGCAACTGTTTGTGATTTTGCGTTTACTGCTTTTGTCGCCATGTTGTGTACCCCTTACAAAAAACAAATGCAGTATGCAGGAAAAAAAATAAGTGTTCAACACTTGACGTGTTTAACACCTAGGCTTAAATTGGTGTTCAACACCTTGTTGATGCAAGGTGCAGAAACGACGAAACCCGGCAGTGCGCTAACACTAACCGGGCTTCTAACCACCAACGATAGAAAGCGTATCGAGGTAGCTATGAGAAATCATACCACACACCCGCAAGGGCGGGACTCGCACGACCTGAATAAATACATCTGGCGTTTTATCGCCCTGAGCACCGCACAACCGCGCGTGATTCACATCGTGGCCACCAGCGAACAGGAAGCACGCCAGCAATCCCCGGCTGGCTGCGTGATGGTATTCGCCGCCCGTATTCGTCAGGGGGTGTGCCATGCCTGATATGTCAAATTACCAGTACCTGATTAATCCGCATTTTAACTGTGAGCATGATATTGCTAAAAAGGTTTATTCCGCTGCGGATGGGGCTACTGACAATATATCAATGGCTGTTGCGTCAATTGGTAGTCTGATGTGGCATGCGTCAGAAAATGAGGACTATGACGAAAAGGCTATGCGCATTGATATGGGTAATATCGGTTTGTTACTGGCAATGCTTGGGCAGTTTGATATTTCGTTACGGTGCACCATTGAAAATGCCACAGATGCATTAAATGCCATAAAGAAAGCGAATACTGATTCAAATCGGGGATAAATAATCATGAGAACATATTTATCTGGCTTGACTGCCAGCGGTTATGCACACCCCAAAATTATCCCCGGCGCTATTTATCTGGATAAGAACGGTAACAGAGTAACGGTAAAAGAACTGATGTTTGACCGTGTGTATTTTATTCGTGATGGCTATTCATTTCTTAGTTCGCTGAACGTGGAGATCTTTATTTGCAGATTCCGGCGGGAAATCCCGACTTCCAGAAATAACCATGTGTCACGTGTGGATGTGGATAAAAAACTACAGGAACTGAAAAACATGATTGCCGCGTGGAGAGAGCAGAAATGAAAAAAGCGCCAAATTTAAAACACCAGCCGCGTGACAAAATGACGGAAGTCATCATTTTTGCGGGTAGTGATGCGTGGGCACATGCGAAGCAGTGGCAGGAACAGGACGGGCGACTGGCTGGCGATAACGTGCCTCCTGTCTGGCTTGGAGAGCAACAACTTGCCGAACTGGACAACCTGCAAATCGTACCGGACGGACGCTATCGCGTGCGTCTCTATCAGGCGGGGTTATTGCGTCCGGGGCTTGTTAATACCATCGGGCAGAAACTGGCAGCGGCAGGTGTCAGGGATGCTGATTATTACCCTGAAGGAATGCACAGCCAGAAACGGGAGAACTGGCGCGAATATCTGGAACGTGAACGGGCAGAGCTGGCGGAAAAGAAAAAGGTAGTTGAACTGCCTGTAAAGAAAAAAGAGCGGGTAAAAGACGATAACGCTTCATCACTGGCGCTTAACCAGATGGGAGCAAGTCAACGCGGCGAAGTTCTCCTGGCACATTATGGCGGTGAACTGGCGATTCATGCTGACTCTGACACTGTTCACCATTACAACGGCGTTGTATGGGAGCCAGTACAGGATAAAGAATTACAGCGAGCTATGGCGCAGATTTTCATTGATGCAGAGATCAGCTATTCGCAGAACGCCATTAAATCGGCGGTCGATACCATGAAGTTAAGTTTGCCTGTAATGGGGAATACAGCCCGTAACCTGATTGGATTCAGTAACGGGGTATTTGATACCAGAACAGGTAATTTTCGGGAGCATAACAAAAACGACTGGTTGTTAATTGCCAGTGAATTACCTTTCAGCCCACCAGCAGAGGGGGAAACGCTGGCAACACATGCGCCGAATTTCTGGAAGTGGTTACGCCGTTCGGTGGCTGAGAATGACCGCAAGGCGGATCGCGTACTGGCTGCATTATTCATGGTGCTGGCGAACCGGTACGACTGGCAGTTATTCATTGAGGTAACAGGTCCAGGGGGAAGTGGTAAAAGCGTGATGGCGGAGATTTGCACCATGCTGGCGGGTAAGGCCAACACAGTATCGGCAAGCATGAAGGCGCTGGAAGATGCAAGGGAACGCGCGTTAGTGGTTGGCTTTTCGCTGATTATCATGCCGGATATGACCCGCTACGCTGGTGATGGGGCAGGAATTAAGGCCATTACAGGCGGTGACAAGGTGGCAATTGACCCGAAACACAAAGCCCCCTACTCAACGCGTATTCCGGCAGTAGTGCTGGCGGTTAACAATAACGCCATGTCATTCAGTGACCGCAGCGGGGGGATCTCACGTCGTCGGGTGATATTCAATTTTTCGGAAGTTGTACCGGAGAACGAACGCGATCCAATGCTGGCGGAAAAAATAGAAGGTGAGTTGGCGGTAGTGATTCGCCATCTGCTTACACGGTTTGCTGACCAGGACGAAGCCAGACGCCTGTTATATGAGCAGCAGAAATCTGAAGAAGCACTGGCGATAAAGCGAGAGGGGGATTCGCTGGTGGACTTCTGCGGCTATCTCATGGCGTCGGTAATGTGTGATGGCCTGTTAGTGGGTAATGCTGAAATTGTGCCATTCAGCCCACGCAGGTATCTCTATCATGCCTATCTGGCTTATATGAGGGCACATGGGTTTGGTAAACCTGTAACACTGACGCGCTTCGGTAAAGATATGCCGGGGGCAATGGCGGAATATGGCAGGGAGTATATGAAACGGAAAACGAAGCACGGTTTGCGTTCAAACGTGACACTGACGGAGGAATCAGAAGACTGGATGCCATCATGTGTATCGGTCACTAATGACGATAGCAAAAATTAAACTTATGGAATAACTGTTCACCACTGTTCACCCTGTCATAAATATCTTTTGTATCAGTATGTTATAGGGTGAACAGTTATTTATGAACTGTTCACCAAACTATTCACTGTTCACCTTTTTGATTGTTTATTGAGCTTCAAGGGTGAACAGTGGTGAACAGTTGGTGAATAGTTTTTGTGAAACTGTTCACCCCTTAACATTATGAATTAAAAGATAAAATATCAAAAGGTGAACAGGTGAAGGGTTAAAACGCAAAAATTTTAATTTACTGCTGTGAGATAAAGCCTATGACAGCGAAGCACACAAAAAAATCACAATCGCACGCCCTTGATTTGACGGAACACTGGTTAAGGGTGTCGATAAAAATCATCGACCGCAACGCCGGGGAAGGATATGCGAAAGCACATCCCGAACTGATTAGCTCATTCATGACAACGGCAGCTGCAAACTTTGCCACGCTGACAGAACGGGAGATTGCCGAAGCGGAACAGGTGACAACCATCAACGTTAAAACCGGAGAGCAGACAGCATGACAGCACAGATAGCGGCTTACGGGCGGCTGGTGGCTGACCCGCAGTTAAAGACCACCAGCAAGGGTACACAAATGACGATGGCGAGTATGGCGGTCCCACTTCCGTGCAGCCAGGCAGATGACGGAACGGCGACGATGTGGTTATCCGTCCTGGCGTTTGGCAGACAGGCCGACGCACTGGCAAAACACCACAAAGGCGAACTGGTGAGCGTGGCGGGTAACATGCAGGTAAGCCAGTGGACAGGCCAGAACGGCGAAACGCGGCAGGGCTGGCAGGTTATCGCAGACAGTGTAATCAGTGCCAGAACGGCGCGACCGGGCGGCAAAAAAGGTCAACAGGGCCAGGCTACTGACGCACTGAACAGGGCAAAACAACAGTCGGGGAATGATGATCCGTACGGCGATAATATACCGTTTTAAATTCTGCAAATAAAAAAATGCCGGAAGAAAATAGATTTTCCGGCATGCTACATAAATCCCGACCAAAGGAAGTAAATACATTAACACGAATTATCAGCACTGAAGTTGTCACGGCAGATTTTATACAACATTGCACTTGGTTGCATGTATTCGCATAGCAGACATCGGTAATAGAATATATTCACAATTATTTGTAATGAATGTAAAGAGGATGAGTATGGTTGATTTATATTCGCCTACACAGCTTGTGCAGGTGGCTAATGCTGAAGATGTGCAAAAAAAATTAAATGCGTTGTTTACCAGTTTGTTTTTCACTCGCTCGGTAATGTTTGAATCGAGAGACATTATTCTTGATACGATCGACGATCCAAATATCCCGATCGCGGCGTTTTGCTCTCCTATGGTGGGCAGTAAAGTTTCACGAGATGAGGGATACGAATCAAAAACAATTCGCCCTGGCTATATGAAACCGAAAAGCAGCATTGATCCAAATAAGTTAGCTGTGCGCCCTGCTGGTGTATCACCTGAACAATACAATGCTTTTGGGGCGCGTAATATTAAAGTTAAACAGGCGATTGTAAATCAGGCTAAAGCTATACGTGCACGTATTGAATGGCTTGCTGTTCAGGCAATCACAACGGGGAAAAATATCATTGAGGGCGATGGTATTGAACGTTATGAACTGGACTGGAATATTAAACCACAAAATATCATCACTCAGTCTGGCGGTGCTGAGTGGTCAGGTAAGGATAAAGGATCTTTTGATCCAAATGATGATATTGAGAGCTACGCAGAATTTAGTGAGGGAGTCACTAATATCATTATTATGGGCGGCAATGTATGGAAAAAATACCGCTCATTCAGAGCTGTAAAAGAGGCTCTGGATACCCGTCGAGGTTCTAATTCCGAACTGGAAACGGCCCTTAAAGACCTTGGTGATTCGGTGAGTTTTAAAGGGTATATGGGCGATGTTGCGATTGTTGTTTACAGCGGGCGTTATACCGACGAGGACGGAACTGAAAAATATTTCCTTGATCCTGATTTGATGGTGCTTGGCAATACGGCTCTTCAGGGGATTGTCGCTTATGGCGGTATTCAGGATCCGGAGCTAATTCGGATGGGGCTGACTAAAGCCGAACTTGCACCGAAAAACTATATTGTGCCTGGTGATCCGGCTATTGAATATGTGCAGACACATTCAGCACCACAGCCAATACCGGCCCGCATCAATCGTTTTGTTACCGTTCGCATTGGCTAAGGGGGAGCAATGGCTACTCATTACACTGAACTCATGTCTGGCACTGAAGCACTGGTTACTACGCTGGGGATATTTTCAGCCAATAAAGGGGTAATACCTGCGTTTACGCCACTGATGCAGGAAGATGCAACTGGTGCGCTAGTGGTATGGGATGGAACGAGCGCAGGCAAAGCGGTTTATGTTTCCGCTGTACAAATCGACACAGCGAAAAAAACACAGGCACAGGTTTATAAGACAGGTGTTTTAAATGTTGATGCTCTGAACTGGCCTGAGTCTGTAAGAGAACTGTCGGCAAAGGTTGCCGCGTTTGTTGGCTCAGGTATTTCTGTTCAGCCGCTGGCTCGTGTGTAAAGGGGGATACAATGCAGAATCATTACAATGACCTTAAGCCAATTGCCGAAATGATGTATCCGGATCCAGCAGTAGAGGAATTAAAGGCTATTGCTGACAAAATGCGTTTAAGTGAACGCCTTGTTGATATGAATCAGGTGATGGAACTTACTACCCTTAGCCGTCGCACATTGCTAAACCTTGAGGCTCGTGGAGAGTTCCCCGAACGCGTACAGGTTACGGAAGGGCGTAAGGCCTGGTATTTAAGTGAAGTGATCGACTGGATAAACAATATTCCTCGAGCTTCTGAATATTGCCGCGTACCTGTCCCCAAAAAGCCAGATGCGGCGCTATGCCTCAAGATTGAGCGTGTACGTCGCAATGCACGGGATGGTCGCTATAAGTTGATTGGTTGATGAAATTAGGGCCCGTTCTGGCTGGCGGGTCCTTTCCGGCGATCCGGCAGGCTACGGGGCGGCGACCTCGCGGGTTTTCGCTATTTATGAGCATTTTCAGGGGGCTGGTGGTGGTTTTGTTGTTCGCTCTATCTCTATGAATAAGAAGAGAAAAATACAATCAATACACCAACCTGAAACAGTAATTAAGTTGTGGTATCAATGAAATTGCACCTGATGAACAAAAAAAACATGGCAAAAAGTTGCCGTGTAAGCGCCACTGCGTTTGATAAGTGGGGAGTGATTCCCGTCGAGCGTAAGGGCCGTGAGGCATTCTATGATGTTGCCAGTGTAATAGATAATCGGGTTAACAATGCAATTAGTCAGATTACAAACGAAACGGGCGATATTGATGACGATGAACTTTTACGCGTCAGGATCAGATTACTGACAGCACAGGCAGAGGCGCAGGAGCTTAAAAACGAGCGCGAACGCGGCGACGTTATTGATACAGAGTTTTGTATGTATGTTCTTTCCAAACTGGCGAGTCAGATTTCATCTATCATGGACAGTCTGCCGCTTACCATGCAAAGGCGCTTCCCACAGATGACTCCGGCTATGCTGGATGGACTTAAAAAGGAAGTGGCTAAAGCCTGTAATGCCAGTGCCGGAGTTGACGACAACCTCCCGCAGATACTGGCTGATTACCTGATGGAAACTACCGGAAATGTGCCGGATAAGTTGCAGCCGAATAAAGACAAGTAACGTAGCGCACTATGACAGAATCTGAATTGCTGGGATTAATCCGCCGCGTTACCGGAATCAAACAACCATCAAGCAAACAGGAGGCCACGCAGCCGGACAGCGTGATAGCCGAAAATTACGCGCGTGTGGTGGCTGAGATGATGCGCCGTGACGGTATCGAGCTTAACGGCGTGGATATGCGCGACATACGGATCAGAGTCCTTGAGTTGCTGGCATACCGTCGCCGTTCTCAACAACGGAGGGAGAGCGCGAAAAATACTTACCAGTGGAGGAAGCCGGAACGGTTGCGGCGGTAGATTCCTGATATTCCCGATAACGCAAAATTGCGTTGGCTGGTGGGTGAGTTGCAGATCTGCAACTCGACCATGAAACTACGGAAACCACCCGTAGTTTGGGTAGTAAGAGTAACACCCAGATTTTGGGGCTTACTCGCGATACCCAAATAAAGGGTATCGGTGGAAGAAATATCGTTTCTCATATGTGAGTACCGAGGGCGGAATTCCGCCTTCTGTTACTTATTGTGCTTATGCACAGGGAGGGGCGGGTCAAATCTCTGTACCCTGACGTCTTCCGGACTGCCAGCCCCATCAATTTTTTATACCCGCGAAAAATGAAAAACGCTTCACGCTGGTGGGCCTGATGCCGATATGGGGAGTCGCATACCGGAGAATATCCACCAGCACGGCAACAGCAGAATAGCCCCGACACAGAAAAACCACGAATATGGGGTTTTTGTTATGGCATGGTCATGATGGCCGCAGAGGGGACACACACCGAAGCAGAACGATTACCGTAGGTTAAAGCGACCGTATTAGGTTAATTTTTTACAAAGCCCTTTTTCGGGCTTTGGCCTAAGCCGTTGATATTTTCGGAAAACTCAATTTGAGTGGGCCGGGAAAATTTGCGCAGGATTTATAGTTCCTCACAAACTCCATTCCTGCGTGTCTGGTGGACGCACAGCTATATACAACTATGCAAATCAGCACAGAAAGGGGATAGCCTGATACAATGTTTCCGCCTCTCCCAATAAACTCATCTGCCACGAGCAGAAAGAGCGATCGGACCCGATAAGCAGAAATGTTTGTCGGGTTCAGCTTTTTAAGGCGCTGTGGATGCCTGGTTATCCGTGATCATCCACCAGCTTCATGACGGATAGCCGAAAAATGATAACGGTTAAGCAAAACCACCAGCAAATTTCCCTTTTGTTTGTTATTGTTCGTCGTTGTTCGTAGAGCTTCAACAAAATGTGTGGTCAGTTGTGTGGTCAGTTCTGAGGTTTTTAATTTATGCGTTCTTAAAAACTTATTTATTATCAACTGGTAAAAGTAATTAGTAAGAAATACCCGTATCACCTGATCTGGATAATGCCAGCGTAGGGAAGTCACGGACCACCAGGTCATTGCTTCTTCACGTTATGGCAGGAGCAAACT